ATACCATATTTACCGTCGGTATGTTAGGCTATTATTTCTTGCCGCCTTGGTGATAAATCATGTCTTCATTGATGACTCTAAATGTAAGCCCGTTGCGTTTGGCCCATTTGGTAGCGGCATCCCATTTGGCATAGTTCACGGCCACAATAGCACGATCACGATCACTTGCTCGACTTTCAAGTAGGCTTTGTTTTTTGGGTTTGATTTCAATCAATTCAGCAATGGTGGTATTGTTGCGTCCACGATAGGTCACTAGAAAATCTGGAACATAAACACTTTGTTTACCTGTCAGCGGATTACGGTACGGTATTCGAACGCTTTCACTGGCCCATTGTAGCACATTGTCGTTTGAATCCAGGAACATCATAAAGGTAAGTTCCCAACCAGATCTATACTTAGGAGTTCCTTTGCCAACATACTTGGCAACGTTTTTTACTGTGTATGGGCCTTGACGGAAGTTGGGCATGATCAAGCCCTAACGTTTCTTGCTGTGTAAAAGTTAGGCGTAGAAGGTGACAAGACACCCAATAAGGTAGCAGGACTACGGATAGTATTAAGGTAGTAGGCCATCAGTATGGTCACTTGAGGTTCGCTGGATCCACCTTGTTGAAATGTCTGTAATAAATCTAGCACATTGACGTTGCTGAATTCTGCTACTCTAAACAAACTACTGGTCATGTTTTGTGCAGCAGCATCAGTGAGAAACACACTCCTGAAATAACTCAATACCGCATCAAATTCAGCAGCAGGTATGTTTGCATCATAATTGTAAAACTGATCAAAGATTCTAACAGTTTGATCAATTGAGTAGTTCGTACTATTAACTGTGGTCATTGTTAACCGCCTCCTGAGAGACTAGGATTGAAATTAGGTGATCTAGTTGACACTGGTGGTGTAGGAAAGAATATGCCACCACTACCATTGGTCACCGGTTGTGTAGGTATACCCAGAGGTGAATTCAATGGACTTGAACTTGCTCCTCGAATTATTCCTGGCAAAGCACCACGGATAGTGCTGTTAATAGCTTGATTAACTTCAGCATTGACCACACTCTTAAGATTGACATTTTTAAATGTGTTGTAGGCTGTTGCGGCTTTTTGTGTTGCACCTATCAGGCCACCAACACCACCACTTTGCAAATCTTCAATGATACCAATACCAGCATCAAGTAATCCACCCTGACCCAGCACAGTCTGTGTGCTGCCAGGCCTAGCCAACGAGCTTGGAACAGTATCGTAGTATGCAGGATCTGCAAATCCTACCACATTGGTATCAGGTCTGGCCTTGCCGATAGCACCAGTGTAGTATTTGACTGTTTCGTATCTGACTGTCATTCTGTGATTCATAGTGCCAGAATTTTGACTGTAGTCATAGGTGTCATGAGTCCAATCAGTGATCATAGGATTGATCAAAATGTATTCGGCAAACTTGCGTTGATTCATTCCGTAGATGCGAATATCTCTAAAGAACGGAGGTTTGGTATTGCCGGCACCACTGAGCGGAACGCCACTGCTGTAACTCTCACCGATATAACCCCAATCATTGACCACCTGACTTGGATTATAAATGTCTCGAGCATTGTAGTTAAAACCAGATGGTGTGCCGATCACAGCGGCCATTTGACCGTTTTGATTGGTTACATTGTCGTATGCTTGACTTGGGTCTTTGTAGTAGTATTGAAAATAATTATACCACATGTTGCGAATCAAGTCGCTTCCGTCGTCATGAAATTCAAACACACAAGGATTGTATTCAATTTTGGTTTGTGCTAGTCGCTTACGATTGTATTGATTGAGTGTGTCAACACTCATTTGATAACTAGGCAACTGTGCGGTCTTGACCATGAGACCAATTGTTGCTGTGTCAGCATTTGGAAAAGCAGCTTGTAAAGCAGGTACCGCTCGATTTATAGTAAAGTAAACGTGGAATAAAAACTTCTGGCGAGGAGCATTTTCATATCCGTTTTGCAGGAATGTCCGGGCAGCATGGGAATAATCTTTTAACCCATTAAACCCGACAAACCCTTTAAGGAAGTCCTGACCCCAGGCCATAGTCGATTAGAGGCCTACGCCAGATGCCACGTCGCCGACTGTGCGTCCAATCAATGTACCAACACCTTCTCCGGCCACTTGGTTTGCATTATCAAAGGTAATGTTCATTGTGATAGTGGCTGCTTCACTGGTTCCATAGTTCAAGTCGTTGTAGTTGACTGACTTGAGATAGCAACCATAAAGTTCCCATGTTTCTAATGCAACAGGAGCCGCAGTTCCGTTACCACCATCTAACACTTCAAACACTGTTAAGAACTTGTAGTCGATACCAGAAGCGGCACTGGCCATTTCCATAAAGTCCAATTGTTTCTGTAGCTGTTCACCCACTAGCCTAGATACTGCACCACTGGCATCATCACGTATGTTACATGTAGCGTCGGCCCATGTGTATTTTCCAGCTAGTTTGACCGTGCTGTTGTATATAGGAAGTGCAATTTCTGCAAACTCAACACTGGGTCTGGTAAAATCCATAACTTGTTTAGTTAACTCAGTAACAGGTTGACTTACTCCAAAATTCTGAAAAGTAACGCGAAAGCGATACTTGAGTTTTGGCATTAACAAGCCTTGACTTGGAGTGCTTTGGTTACTGGCCAAAGGCACAGTCATTCTACTTAATGATGAAACAGCCATGGTATTATCTCCTATATACTTTATTTATGGTCGTATGTGCCATGGTGTTAACCGGCAGTAGCCACTGTGCTAACGCTGGAAGCAATTGATCCAGTGTTCTGAATACGCAACGGAATGTAGATAAATTCAACTGATTTAACTGGTTCGATCGCAATATCCACATACAATTCGTTGGCATCAATTGTGGCTGGCGAGTTGTTGCTTAAATCACAAACCACCAAGTAATCATAGATTCCACGTTTTGCCACCAAATCAAGCATTAAACTGGTGCATGAGTTTGTAATTTGATTGCGTGTAATTTGGTCATTGGGTTCAAACAAGTATTGATTACCAATTTCTTGTAAGCGTCCACGTATAAATGCAACCAAACGTGCCACGTTGATGCGATCCAATGCACTTGCAACGTTGGTAGCTGTCTTATTACCAAAGTTGGTGATACCAATGCCGGGAACAAATGTAATTGGGTTGATATCCAACTGATACAATACATCTCTCAGGGTTTGGCTTACACCAATGGTCGTAAATTCGCCAGTTTGGCCATTTACATAACCCAACAAGGCTGCATTGTCGATAACACCGCGCAGGGTTCCGGCTGGTGCCAACCAAGGATATGCAATCTCGTCACTGCGAATAATGGTACGAATCATCATGTGGCTTGGTGGTTGTACCACTGGGCTACCTGACAGGTCGGTGGTTTGGCAACTTGGATAGAACACACCAAGATATGGATCAAAAGATGCTTGTCCATCGTTTGTAGTCAATCCAGCACCATCGTTATTGGAGTGCCAGGTTGTAAGCGAAGTGCTGTCTGGGCCTAAACGCAACGGAGTATCACCAATTACAAACGCTGTGTTCTTACGATCATTATTGAGTTCAACCATGTTAGGCATCAATTCTGGATACTGTGGGCAAGCAATCAAGTTATACTGACGCTGTTCTTCACGTGCTTGAACACTAGAGTCTATTCCACTCTTGAGTGCTGAAACAATAATAGCACGTTGAGCCTGGCGACCCATGTATGGCGAACCGTCATTCCTGTTGCCGCTGGCAGTGACCCAAGTATTAACTCCGCCATTGGCTGCATCTAGTGCGGACCAATATGCAGTATTAGTTGGAGCATATCCTGCGCCAGGAGGTGTATCTAAGCAAACATAAATTGTGCCATTATAGTTAACAAAATCGTTATACATATATGTTGTAGTGCTGCTGTATACAGGAACATAAAAACTAGAAGTATTAAAATAATCGCCCTGGAATTCTTTTACGTTAAATCCGCTACGACGTGTATTCCACAACAATGTTCCTTGTGGATACAGTGTAGGATCTGGCGCATCCAAATCCAAATAATCACTGGTTAATAAACTAGTGATTGACGGGAAAGCATCGGTAACTGGATTGGCCAAACCGTTTGGCGACCAACGAGCATCTGCAAATATAATACCATTTTGGGTTGTTTGATCAGTATTGTTAATTGTTACCCACTGGTCAACGCCTTCTACATTACTCCAACGATTAATCAGTGGATAACTTTCTAAGTCACTGGTATCAATCCATAAGTCACCATACACCAATGGACTGGCAGCTGTATTGGTTTGTGTTGTTGGAGCTGTGGTACTGAATATAGGACCTGCAGCATTGGTCAATGAGAGGTCATCGCCACGAACGTCGTTGGTTACATTTTGATAACCCATCCACGCACCATCGTTTTGTATCATAATGTCAGCTTGTGTAGTTGCTGAATAATACCAATAAGTTCCATTGGCTGGATCCTGATCTGGCCCAGTGTTGCTGGCAGTGTAGGTAAATGTAGGAGCAGTTACCCAATAGCTTAATACTAGTCTGGAGCCAGAACCAGCTCGGCAAAATTGAGTGGATGTGGTAAATCCAGCAGTAGTCACCGGAGTACCTGTCAAGTTTGTCAAGGTGATATTTCCACCTGCGCTGTGAGTAAACACAATGGCGCCAGCACTGTTAACCGAGGCACTTACATACGATGCAAATGCAGAGCTACCAACCGCAGCACTGACTGCTGTTAAGAAGTCAGCTACAGTTGTTCCTGTCAACGTTGCTGTTACTGGACTACCCAAGGCAGCTTGACCCGGAACGGTTGCATTAATAGTAAATGTGTTTCCAGATGTAAAAGGTCCAGGTGAATCTGTGGAACCTGTTACAACTGTTGCACCTGCAGAGTATTTTTCAAACAGCTGAAGTCCCAATGTAGCTGGGACATTGAATTCTGGGTTAGTTACAGCTATAGTTGTTCCGGCTACAATATTTTTACCACCACCAGATGGATCTAATGTGTAAGTGGCTTCGTTGGCATTTGAATATATGTTGCACAGTTGCTGAACATAGGTGCCCAACAAAGTGCTGTATTTTTTAAGTGATAAATTGGCACCAAGGTTTACACTGTTGGTACGTTGCCATACAGAACCGGTCGGAGCTGGTTGAGTATCTGTAGTTCTCCAACGTGGTGCTGAATAGTTAGGAGCAGCTAAGAACGCAGGAACATAATAAGTGCCGGCTGTGATTCCTAGGTCTGCCAATACTGTTCCGGTTCCAGCAGCAATGACAATGTCACCATTACTAGCTGAACTGTTGCCATAAATTTGCAATTTGCCATCAACGTATGCAGAATATACACCGGCAATTGTAGCCGAATTAATGGCATTACTAACACCAGCCACTGTGTTGTTAGGCGAGGCAGGAACTGTAATTGTGATGCCTTCAACAGTAAATGTATTGGCCGCAGTCAATGTAGTCGGTGCCAATGTGGCCTGTACGGTAGGCCAAGCTGTTTGCCAATCGCCGCTGCCAACTTCGACCCAGGTATTATAATAGTCTGACAGTTCAGTTGCAGATGTTTGGCTTGTTGTTGGACCACCACGCTTGTAGTAGCCCGGATTGTTGATGTTAGTAGCTGTGATTGCATAGTCGCCAATTGATCCAATGCTTTGCAATGGCACAGTTGAACTGGGTTCAAGTTGTGTGCTGTCTGTTATCACCATTGGAATTTGATTTGTAAATGCCGCAGTAGTTTGATTCCACTGGAACAGTCCCCATAAACTGTTGGTTGTATCTAACCAATAAGTTCCATTAGGAGGAGTGCCAACTGGACGAATCAAACTGGCTGTCAATGCAGCCAGGTCAACGTCAACACGTTGAATATACGCACGATTTGTAATTCCCAATGCACTATAAGCAGCCAATAGGCCGTATTCATTGAGCTCGTAGCCATTGATTGGCGTACCAGCTGTGGTTTTGTAGAAGAATGGAACACCGTATGTTGCAGATAGATCACGTTGGCTAGTAATCAAATATACTCTATTAGCATTAGCTTGTAGCGTGCCTGCGGCAACACCTACGCCTGTGCCAGAAACTTTGTTCTGTGCAGTGGCAAGTAAAATATAAGGAACCGAGTTGACAGCAGCTGGTATATATTGACTTTGGTCAATGACTGTAACTTGAACGCCTGGTGATAAGAGTGCCATAGTGAAAATCCTTTTTTCTAGTTGTTAATATTTATATCAAAAGGCAAAAAGAAGAGGTAATTGCGGCCTTTGGCAAAGGTTTTTATGGTAAATACGTCATGATTAGACCCGTTTGTCCAGCCTGTCGACAACGACCTTGCGCTATTAATTACTATCGTGACGAAGTTGCACACTATCGAAATCGGTGTGGGCAATGCATTGCCAAACATCGTGGTATTAAACCACCTGAGCCTAGGTGGAAGACTGCAGGCTATAAGAAAAAACCTGCGTGTGACCGTTGCAGTTTCAGATCAAAATATGCTAGTCAACTACTGGTCTATCATGTAGACGGAAACCAACATAATGCTGGGCTACGCAATTTAAAAACCATATGCTTGAATTGTGTAGAAGAAATCAAACGGATGGACCGTCCGTGGACACCTGGTGAGCTAGAACCAGATCTTTAATTTGACTATATAAATTATCTAGTCCGTCGGCATTGTTATCAATCACAGCATCAAAATGAGTACCAATCCAAGCAGTTTCACTAGAGTGAACATTGGCCTGTTCTAATACCCGTTTGCTAGTTGCCCAGGTGATATTACCGTTGGGTCCTCGATTTGCACTCACAGCCGCATCATACCAAGCAGGTTCTGGACCACGGACAACTCGGATTACAATGCCGCCGGCATTTCTAATACTTTTGATTTCGTTAGGAAAACGACAGTCCGAAATTACCACATCGTCTTTGGTTTTGCGAAGTTTATTTTCTAAGGATGCAATCCAAATATCATCGTGAAAACTTCTGCGGGCAACTTCGGTGCCCCATACTTGTAGCACATATCTAGGAGTCAAGTCAGGCATGTTTAGGCGTTCGGCCCACCAAGGATCTACCTGTTCACGCCAGGCTCTAGACTCCTTGGTGCGACCTTCTAGCAGTTCGCGATCCCATCCAAATACCTGTGCTACTGCATCTTTGAGAGCATGGGCAAAACTTTCTCGACGGAACTGGTGTATGTTTTGTAAGTAGTCTGCAATAGTGTCTTTACCACTTCCGATTAGTCCACAAATTCCAATAATCATGCGAGCGCCTTTACATTTAATTGTTTGAGAGTTAGTTGTAGCATGTCGATTTGCCTGCGACAATCTTCTAATGCATGGTGTGTTGTTGGTGGTTTAGGCAGTTCAGGCCATAAGCTAAACACAGTACGGCTATCACGCACATTGTAGAACTGCCACGGAATAGGCTTTCCATAACTTTTATAAGCATGTTCTAATATGTTCATGTCATAAGTTGGGCCTTGTGCCCATACTCGTTTGGCATGCCATACCAATTTACCTAGGCTATCCAAGGCCTGATCTAGATCAACTCTACCACCTTCCATGAAGGCTTCTTCACGAGCGGCCGCTGGTTGGGTTGCCCACCAGTCGATAGTGCCTTGTTGTATGCTACGGGTTTCTTGACTTTCCAAAGTGACGCGGGCATAATATTGTTGGTTATAATAGCCGGAGCCAAATGGGTCAAATGCCTGTGCGGCAATAGTTAGAATAGTAGTATCAGGTCCTGTTCCCAGGCCTTCTAAATCGATCATTAGGTCCATACTATGATTATAGCAGGATTTTAGAACTAAGTCTAGTGGGCGTTAACCGATTACCCAGGTAAGTGGCTGTGAGCCATCTACATATCTACGTAGATCTTCCAGCAGGGCATCCATTTGGGTTTGTGCCTCGGCTTTCATTGCGGTACCGTTAAGTGTACCGCCACCTTGTGGCCCGGCTATGGTACCAAATTTTTCACGTGCTTCACCAATGATCATTTTGCAGTTGGCCACCATGTAATCTCGAATCCATTGTTGGATTTGGAAATCGCTGAGCAAATTGAATTCAGGTTTTAAATTGTAAGTCCACAACAATACCGCTTCACCGGTGCCTTTGGGGTCTCGAATCAATTGTAATTTTTTGGTCACTGGATTATAAGTGTAATTCATGTAGGCACCAAACATACGTCCAGCTAACTCTACATACTGGCTATAGAAATCATAGGTAGCAAGGCCGCCAGCCACGTTGAAGTTCATTAGATACACATTCATTGACGCTTGACTAAACGGGTCAAAGTTTGATGCAAACGGACCAGTCGAATCACCAAATGTTCTACGGAAAATTTGTCGCACTGTGATAACTTCTTGCGGCATATCATAGATATTCACATTGGTTACCAGTTCTAAAAAGCTGTAGCTTTCTTCATAGGCGTTTTGTGCTCTTTGACGATATACACCAATGGTGCGTTGATAAGCTGCTTCGTAGTGTTCAGCATCCAACTCAAGATCGATAATCTGTGCGCCCAATTGTAATTGGACATAATCAAAAAGATTCTGTTTTAATGTATCTAAACTAGATTGATTTTCTAAGGCCATGTAGGGAAGCTCCGTTCCCTGTATTTAGTAGTTTTACCAAGCCCAGAGGATGATCAAGTTGTCGTTGCCGCGTCCGTTCCACTTGGTTTCTGTAGCGTTAATCGCGCCAAATGCTTTACGAGCCGCTGGTTTTCCACCGCCGGTAACTGCTTTGAGTTGTTCTGCAGGCTTACGTAGGGTTTTTTGCACAGTTTGTTGAACATCAAACGCTACCACAGCCGATCCTTTAACAGTAAAAGTTCCTACATGACTATCAGCCATAACATGGATCAGTTTGCGTTTGGCTGTGTCATATAGCCAAGCTTCAGAGGCTCCAACCAGCTTGGTAACCGGTTCAGATTTGAGTTTGAGCTCGGCAAATTCTTTGAGGAACTTAAAGTTACGGGTAAGTTTTTCTGGGCTGACAGCTTTCTTGGCACGTGGCTTGCGTTCTACTTTTTTCAGCTGAACGTAGCTGTTACAATCGTTGATCACAGTTTCGCAGAATTTTACACAATTACGAAGTTGTATTTTTGTGAGATGACTATAACCCTCAACCAACTGAGCATCTTTGCCTTCTATTACTTCCGTGAATTCTTCCAGTCGCAATACCCAAACTCGTGAAACTGTGCCGATCATGTTAGGGCTAATGTTCATGCCACGCATCAGCATCAATGGTTTATAATCTGCTGACATTTTTGCACCAGCATCAACAAAGTCGTCAAACATGGCTTCAAGCTCACCGCAACACTCTGAAACTTTTTCACGCAGGTGGTCTTGAATTGTAAGTTTTGCTACTGCGGCGTCAGCATCAACTTCGGCTTGTGCTTTTTTGGTTTCTTGCTTTGCTTTGAGCATTTCATTGAGTTGCCCATCAATGTTCTCTTGTTCGTGTTCTTTTAATACCAAACCAATCAAAGTCATACGGCACACCCATGCCGGTGTAAGCCGAATTTGACTGTCTGGAATACCGCGCATCGTTTTGGCGTCTTTTGTTCGACCATTGTGCTCTAGATAATGGCACAACATATCCTTGGCATCTTTTTTACCATAATGATAATTATACCAATGGAATGCGTTGGCCAGTGCGCTGACGCGATTTTCATCCAGCGGTTGCGTTTTCCACTCAGGCTCAAACCCTATGTATTTGGTTTCAGCGCCTTTGGGGTTTAGTCGTTTAATTTCGTTTGTTTTAGCCATACTTGTCGTTGTTTTTACCATAGTTGTATTGTATGCGAAAAGATACTATTTGTCAACCGAGCAAATTGGCAAAGGTTATGTGCTGTTCTAAATTTGTAAGTAAATCGTTTACTTTTTGGACCAGTTCTTTATAGCGTAATGTTTCTCGTTTGAGTCTGCGACATTCTACACTTTCCATATCTGCAGCCACAATAGCAATATCAATGGCCTTTACCATTTTAAGCAGATCGCGTCGAGCCACCTTATTTTGGACGTTGGCTATGGCTCGTTCTGCTAGGTCTAAGCGTTGGAATAGTTGATCCATGTTTGTAATTATACGAGCTTTTGACTTTCCGGTCAATCTGGCCCATAAATACATAACTATGCCACGATTAAGCCTATATCGCCCAAACAGAACTGCTGACTACCAATTCTTTGATCGCACAATCAAAGAGATGTTTACTGTCGGCGGGTTGGATATTTACATCCACAAATATCTTGGTCCTATTGTTGATCCTGAACAAGCCAACACTCCGGGTGATGCTACCCTGCCCACTTACGATACTACTAATCCGTTGTTTATCGAAGATTTGTTGTTGTTAGAAAATCGTGATCGAGCATACGATCCTGATGTGTATGTCATGCGCGGTGTTTATCGCACACAAGATATTGATTTTGATCTTACACAATTTGGCCTGTTTTTAAACAACGATACCTTGTTTATTACCTTCCACTACAACAACATGATTGATACATTTGGTCGCAAATTAATGAGCGGCGATGTCATTGAAGTTCCTAACTTAAAAGACTACCATCCATTGGATCGCACAATTCCAAATGCGTTGCCCAGGTATTACGTAATACAAGATGGCAACTATGCGTCTGAAGGATTTAGTCAAACTTGGTTGCCACACTTATGGCGAATTAAGGCCACACCGATGGTCAATGCCCAAGAGTTCAGTCAAATCATCAACCAACCATTTATGCCAGAAAACATCTGGGATCCAGGTAATTTTTATCCTGGCGGTGAAACAGTCAACAATGGTGGCACTTATTACACAGCACTACAAAATGTGCCGCCAGGAACTGACATTACTGATACCGATTATTGGCAAGAAGTCGTTACACCAGCCACAGTAGGCGACCGGATGAGTACCAGACCTAAAGATCTGGAAATTAACGATGCCCTGTTGGTTCAAGCACAAGCCGATGTTCCGCTCAGTGGTTATGACGTTACAAAATTCTATATATTACCAACCACAGACAATGGACAACCTGGCGGTGCTGGTCTTACTGCCGATGATACCTATGCCACAGTAGACAGTACCGCAGGTGGCGAAGGCAATAGTCCCAAGAGCTTTGGTTATGCCATGGGTTACTTAACCGGTGATGGTCAAGCACCAAATGGTTTGCCTGTAACACCGGGTGTAAGTTTTCCGCCTAACCCGGTGGCAGGAGATTATGCACTGCGTTTGGATTATTTCCCCAATCGTTTGTTTAGATTCAGTGGCAGGTCTTGGGTCAAGATTGAAGATAATGTCCGTACCGATCTTGACTTGGCTTCGGGTGCATTGACTCAACGTGCCAGCTTTGTTAATAACACCTATACTGTTGCTACCACAGATCAAGGCAATATTCCAAGTCGCCAGAGTCTTAGCCAAATACTCAAACCACAAGCCGACAACGGCAACCAGGGTGGCAATATTATGCCACCTAACCCAAGACCCCCAGGACGATAAATGGCACAATTCTTTTACGACGAACAAATACGAAGATTCTTGTTGCAGTTTGCAAGAATCTTTAGCAACTTCAGTGTCGAGTACGGCCGAAATCAATCAGGAAAAAACGACACCTTGGTTCGTGTACCTGTGCGCTATGGTGATGCCAGTCGCCAGGCACAAACAATCATGCAACAAAACTCAGCCAATGACATGCCGTCGACTCCGTTGATGACATTTTATGTCACTGGTCTTGATTACGATCGTCCCAGGATACAAGAACCTAATTTTGTAAGCAACATACAGGTTCGCCAGAGAGCTTACGACGAAGCTACTGACAGCTACGAAACCACACAGGGTAATGCATTTACTATTGAACGTCTAATGCCTGTGCCATACAAGTTGACCATTGCCTTGGACATATGGACATCAAACACCAATCAAAAGATGCAGATCTTAGAACAAATTTTGGTATTGTTTAATCCCAGCTTGGAAATACAAAGCACAGACAATTATATTGACTGGACTAGTCTTACTGTGTGCAATCTTGAATCAACCAAGTGGAGTAATCGAACCATACCAGTTGGCACCGATAACCCTATAGACATAGCTACACTTACGTTTAGTATACCAATTTGGTTGTCAAGTCCGGCCAAGGTCAAGAAGTTAGGTGTGGTTGAACGCATTGTTATGAGCGTGTTTGATGCCAACGGTGATGCCAGCAATGCTATCCTTGACAATGATTTATTATTGGGTACTCGGCAAGTGATTACTCCATACGGATATCAGACCTTGTTGATTGGCGGAAGTCCTGGAACTGTTGGCCGATTACAGGCCTTACGTGAACAACAAGTTGTAGACCAACCCAACGCCAGTTTGAATCCTCCAAGTAGCCCAGACAGTAATCTGCTGTGGCACAATGTTGTTGGCGTATATGGCGTGTTAAGAGATGGTATCAGTTATATCAAATTAGAACAAGACGATGGCACTGAGGTCATAGGACATGTTAGCTATGATCCTACTGATGATCGATTCCTGTTGTTTACAGTAGATACTGGGTCAACTCCTAGCAACACGTTAGATCCTGTATCGGCTGTGATTGATCCGCTTCGAAGTGGCCCAAACGCTGGATTGGCTGCTCCAACCGTAGGACAAAGATATTTGTTTACCGATGCCACAGGCACGTTTAATGAAGGGTATGCCGAGGCCTGGGCCGGAGTAGATGGACAACCACTGGTTGCTCAAGCCAATGATATTGTTGAGTATGACGGCTCTAGGTGGCAAGTTTCTTTTGACAGCAGCTCAAGTCCAGATAATATACAGTATGTCACAAATATCACAACAGAAATACAATATCAATGGACCGGTGTCAATTGGATCAAATCATACCAAGGACTGTATCCTGGAGGCACATGGAGTCTAGTATTGTAAGCGCAGTAGGTGTTTGGTTTTACTCTGTCGATACTCGTCGATATCTATATCTCATGCGTAACGATCCAAAGCACCCTGGATCATGGGGATTGCCTGGTGGGCGTGTAGAAGCAGGTGAAACTTTAATGACTGCTATTACTCGAGAGTGTGAAGAGGAACTGGGATCAATGCCCAATTATGTGCGTATGCTTCCGTTAGAAAAGTTTACTACCATAGATTCAGGATTTGAATACCATACATTTTTTTGCATTGTGAGTCAAGAATTTCAACCCGTACTAAATCATGAACACATTGGCTATGCATGGATTGATTCGGGTACCTGGCCCAAACCTATGCATCCAGGACTATGGTCTACTGTGAATTTTGAAGCGGTACAAAATAAAATACTAACTATTGAATCCAGCGTTTATACATCACAATAACTGATGAACTCAGGATATGTCATAGTATGAGTATTAAAACAGTCAACCCAGCTGTCGGGCATACGCGAATTTTCGCCTACCAAATAAAATTTAACGCCTGGATAGGCCAAAAACACTTCAGCAAGTTGTGCTTCCCAATTTAACGAATTGCCTGAGGTTTCATCTGTGTAGCCCAATAAAAATATTTCTTGGTGCCCATCAAATGCAGCCAGATACACTGCAATAATCATATCGATCAATCTGGGTTTATACGGAATTAAATAAAATTCTCCTGGGCTAGCAATACAATTACGTGCAGTAGTATACACAATATTGTCTCGTTGGTACCCTGTTTCTAAAATTTTATTTAAATTATCGGTGTTGGTTTCTACTGCAAAATCCAAGCGCATTTGTTGAGCAATGACACCTGTGCCGTAGGTTTGTAGTTTTTTACTGCCCAACAAGCCGCCACGGTGACGTTGTAATCTAGTATAATCAAACTGCCAACGATCTAGATCACTGCCAATGCAGGCTGCGCGACCTGACAGGTGATGATTTTCAATAGGGTTTGGAATCCATTCACGTGTTTCTTTTTTTTTGCTGGCGCCCCATCGGGTTTCTAATATTACAAATTCGCCAGCGTAGTCTGTGCGATACCTGGCTTGCATCAGGTTCTGCCTACTGCTACTTCTATTGTGCCAACTTCGGTTGAATTGTAATTTTCCAATGCCTTGCCAATGATACAACCCGGTTGGTATTGACTCATGTCCAATACGGTGGCCACGCCAGCATGTAGGCCACTGGCAACCAAACGATCACCTTTGCCAATAGCGCCAACCACACGGCACGGCACACGGCCGGTAAGTGCTACTGCCACGGCATTGATTTCGCAAGCAATAGTTGAGTTCATTAGGTAACTTGGATTGGTAGAAATGATACCAGCTACACGAGTGCTGTGACTTTCAGTGGTGGCAGTAACTTCTGACGTGCCTCCAAATTCAACCAGGGTTCCTGGCGCATAATCAGCATCTGCACAATACATCTCTGCCAAGTCAGCGTATTGAGCCGAAGTTGCTTTGGCAAATATGGTGTTAAAGTAAGTGGTTGATGATCCAATATTGCCCGAACCATTGGCGCCGCTGTTAAGGATACTGTTGGTGTTGATTATACCATTTATGTTGGCACCTGTGATGTTACCAGCTACGCTTAATCCACTGGCACTGCTGAATGTGGCTATGGCAGTAGGAGTAATAGCACCCGATGCTGTGGTATAAACTACCACATTGGTAGCGCGACTGCTGTCTGTGAAGTTTTCTGCAGCCACAATGTCTACACGACCAGTTGAACTGTTACCAAATTGTAAGGATCCACCGCTGAATCCACGTGCTGTAAATTGTGTTAAGGTATCGCCGGACAAGGTCTGTGCTGGGCTACCAGCAGTTCCTCGAGCAGTTCGTCCAGTAAAGGCTACGTAGGCGCTGGCACCAAATGAGTCTTGTGTGATACGAGTTTGTGCCGAATCGGCTCCACTTATGTGTAGATCAGTTCCTGAGGTAGTGCTGTTACCCCCAACGGTATAACTCACAGTTTGTGGGTTGGCTAAAATATTAACTTCGCAATCGGGCTGACTTGTTCCTATTCCCAGAGCACCATTGGTGCCAGTGACAATATTACCGGTAGCACTGATCAATCCACCAGTTAACAAGTTACCACCAGTGATATTACCGGATACACTGGCACTGGTAGTTGAAATAGTTCCGACAATTGTTCCGATAATGTTACCACCACTGATGTTACCTGTGGCCGATATTGTTCCGCCGGTTCTGATGTTGCCACCGTCTATGTTACCTGTAACACTGACACTGGTTCCTTGATAAATTTTATTAGTTATTGTTTGGGTAGCAGTAAGCCCAACACCTGGAAAGCCGCCGGCTGTTGCTCCGTCATTTACAACCACAATTTTGTTAGTGGTGTCTATGACCAATTCGCCCAAGGCGCCGGTGAAAGCAGCAACTTGAACATTTGATCCTCGTCTGTATTGAACTTGTGTAGACATTTTTTTATCCTATATCATATTTATGTTAGCTTACTATGTTACCCGAACTGGTAAAGCGCCAGTTTGTTCCGTCGCTAAATGCGGTCATTGCGCCAATGCTGCTGGTGCTTAAATATACAAATTGAGCTGCAGGACTAGCGCCCGGCAACGTAGCAGGTGTGTAAGCTGGTAGTATCAACTGGCTTGGGTAAATCAAGCCAGATGCCGAAACAACTGATCCCAAATCATAACTGACTGTTACAGCATCAGTTACTAATCCCAAATCTTCGCTGGCAGTGACTGTTTCTGTAACTGTGCCCATGTCGCCACCAGTGGCAAAAATACTAGACCCACCCGACGATGTAGCAATTGTAATGACGCCTGTGCCGGGTGTGGCCACTAGAGTAATACCCGAACCGGCACTCAGAGTCAAGGTACTCGAAATAGAGTTGGCAAGTATAGAATTGCCGTTGGCCACGGCCACATTACTAAAAGCACTAATACCGGTTAACTGACTGCCATTACCAATGTGATAATTTCCAGTGATGTTACCGGTGGCACTGACCAGACCGGTTGTTAGAATATTTCCGTGTGTGGCATTGCCAGTGCTGCTCATTATGCCGCTTGTTAAAACATTACCACCGGTGATATTACCGGTTGCACTCAGTATTCCTTGTGAGGTTAATCCGTTGCTGGCTACCCAAATATTTGATGTGCTATTGTAAGTTAAACTGATATATTCACTACCGGCTGGACCAACTCCAATACCGCCACCGTTGGCTTGAGCTGCCGATGACGCATTATTGGCCACATTGATAGTTAGATCGTTTGTGGTAACGTTGTTACTGTTGATATAAGTTACATTACCTTGAACGCTCAAGTTGCCGGTGATGATTACGTTGCCATCAGTTCCGCCAGATCCGTTTGGATCAATATACAATGTTGGGCCAGTGCTGACAATATTTGCCCCAGTGATTGTGATATTACCATTGGTAATTGCAGTAGCGGCCACAATGTTTCCACCGGTTACATTGCCGGTAGCACTTACTACTCCAGTTGTGTATTGACCAGTTGTAGCAAATACAACTACATTACTTGTGCCGCCAATGGATATATTGGCATTGCCGCCAGAAGTTGCAATATTAGCTTCACTAGTTCCATTAAATATGCGACTAGCATAGATTCCAGATGCACAAGCAACATTACCTAAAAAATAATTTCCTGTGATGTTGCCAGTAGCACTTACTTGGCCACCAGTTAGGATATTACCACCAATGACATTGCCAGTAACCGATTCGTACCCGGTATTGATAACATTGCCAGCATAAACATTGCCACTGGCACTCATGGTTCCGGGCGGGCCGCTGGTCATTAAAATATTACCGCTGGCTCCACCTGTGGTCCAAGTCAAAACTCCATTAGGAGAACTAAGACTATTTCCACCAAGGTATAGAGAATTTGGGCCTACATATAAATGTTGAAATACCGCAGTAGGGGTACCTAATGTGTAAACATTGTTGGCGGTTGGAACAATATTACCACTGACATTAATGCCAGCAACTGAAAGGTTGCCTGTGGCGCTGATTGATCCGCCGGTCAATACATTACCATGAGTAGCATTACCCGTGCTGCTCATTACACCAGCAGTTAGGACGTTGCCACCGGTGATGTTACCAGTACCGGATAATGCTCCGCCCGATCCACTTGTGACTATGTTACCACCAGTGACGTTTCCAGTTACACTCAACAAACCAGTTACATATTCACCAGTTGATGCAAATACCACTACGTTACTTGTGCCGCCTATACTAATATTGGCATTACCACCACTGGTACCTACGTTGGCTTCGCTGGTTCCATTGTAAATTTTACTGGCAGTGATGCCAGTGGCATAAAAAACATTACCAAGAATATAATTGCCGGTGATGTTGCCGGTGGAACTCATTATTCCACTTGTTAATACGTTACCGCCGGTGATGTTACCGGTACCGGATAATGCTCCGCCTGACCCACTTGTGACTATGTTACCACCAGTGACGTTTCCAGTTACACTCAACAAACCAGTTACATATTCACCAGTTGATGCAAATACCACTACGTTGCTAGTTCCACCAATGGATATGTTGGCATTGCCACCACTGGTACCTACGTTGGCTTCGCTGGTTCCATTGTAAATTTTACTGGCAGTGATACCGTTTGCGTAAAATACATTGCCTAAAAAGTAATTTCCTGTAATATTGCCAGTGGCACTGACAACCCCGCCGGTTAATACGTTACCGCCGGTGATGTTACCGGTACCGGATAATGCTCCGCCTGACCCACTTGTAACTATGTTACCACCAGTGACATTGCCAGTGGCACTCACTTGGCCAGCAGTTGAAATATTACCACCTGTTACATTCCCGCTTAGACTGGCCGTTGATCCAGTGATAATACCACCCACTGTTGATGCAGCAGTTATAGTGCCAGTGACACTGGCCGTTGATCCAGTAATTACACCGCCCACAGTTGATGCGGCAGTTACAGTGCCAGTGACACTTACATTGGTTCCAGTATAGCTAGTGGCAGAAATATTACCACCGGTGATGTTACCAGTGGCACTGATCAAGCCAGCAGTGCGTATATTACCGCCAGTGATATTACCTGTAACCGATTCAGTACCAGTGACAACCGTTCCTGTAGAACTCACAGTCAGCACGTTGGCTGTACCTGAACTACTTATAGTTACGTTAGCATTTGAATTGACTACTACATTTGATGTGCCACCCGATATTGAGTTGGCCATGTAATTCTGAGTAAATGTTAATGCGGTTGTGCCAATTGTTATTGGATCGTCGGTGATCAGTTTCCACTGAGTGTCTGCATATATGGTACCCTCGGTGACCATCACAATCATGCCAGCTTCGATTTCGCCGTTGTCGTTGCCGTCTGATGTTCTAGCCCAGGTTCCAGTTGCGCCAGAACCCACAGTGACTACATAGTATAGGCCGTTTTGACTGCCTGTGCCTTGTGCTGTTACCAATACACGGTCGCCAGCGGAAAGACTAACACCATCTACACTGCTTGGGGCGCCACCGCTTAATGTGACCGCGACAGTAGTTACTACTCTGGTGGCCTGTTTGTAGTCTAAATTAAATATCTGCGCAGCACGTGGTTTGGTTAAGCCCATTGTAGTTCCATTAATTATGCAGTATATGTGCCATTTCCTGTGATCCAGGAAATAATGATATTGCCAGTTGCAGATGCGTAAGTGTAGGTTCCGGTCACGTTGGCATTTCCTGCATAACTGGCAACAGGTATAGATAATATAACAGCGCCGTTTCCGCCAGCAGCTGGACTACTAGTTCCAGTGTTAGAACCACCAGCACCGCCACCGCCACCTAATCCATTAGTGCCTGCTGTTGCTCCGGTGTTATTTTGTGCGCCTTGGCCGCCGCCACCGGCACCACCAGGTGGGTTAGTTGTCCCTTCACCATACTGTCCAGCACCGCCACCGCCACCATAGTATACCGCAGTTCCACTAATGCTTGATTGAACTCCGTTACCGCCAGCTCCGTTTGTTGGAGCACCAGTATACAAGTAGCCTGTACCAACTGCTCCTGCGCCACCGCCGCCGCCACCAAAGGTATATGGGCCATTTTTTCCAGCACCACCAGCATATCCTTGTATAGGTGGTCCAGCTGTTCCTGTGCCAGCAGTGGCAAAATAAGCAGCGCCACCGCCTCCTGAGCCGCCATTTCGTCCATTACTTTGACCATATACACCGCCAGCACCACCACCAATGGCAGTGACAGTTGTGATGCCTGCGCCAGAAATTGAACTGTTTCCGCCGTCCTTTGTTGAGTTAGCAGGGGTTCCATTGGTTGTAGCAGCTCCGCCTGGACCAACTGTGATAGTATAAGTTGCTCCTGGAGTTAACGTAGCTGTACCAGACAATACTCCACCACCTCCGCCACCGCCTCCGGCATCGCCAGCTCCACCACCTCCGCCACCTGCAACTACTAAGTATTGAGCCGTAATTGGGGGCAGTGGCAATGTTCCGCCGGTCCACCCGCCTCCTATGCTCCATCCAGGTCCAATTGTTATACCCATTGTAGTTCCATTAATATCTAATATTTAGCCAAAAAAATAGGACTCCGCGGAGTCCTATTTTGAGCAGTTTCCTGCTTAGAAGCGTCCGACTACCACTTCAATTGTACCTTCTGCACCATCAAAGTCTTCCAGTGCTTTACCAATTACTGAACCAACCTTAGGATCAGCTTCGGCTCTAGCGCGGCCTAGTCCGGCGGCAACCATTAGGTCACCTTTCTTAACTGGACCAACAACCATACACGGCACACGACCTGTCAATGCTATGGTAGCAACATGAGCCGCTTCCAAACCACTGTTCATGGTGTAACTTGGATTGGTAGACACTACACCAGCAACCTTGCGGTCGCCATCTACTGCATCAACTGTAACTTCTGCTGTGCCACCAAATACCACTACAGTGCCTGGAGCATATTCGGCGTCAGCTGTGTATTTCTCTGCCAAGTCAGCGTATTGTGCGGAAGTTGCTTTGGCAAATACAGTGTTGAAGTAAGTGGTTGATGATCCAATGTTACCAACACCGTTGGCATTTGAGTTAACAATATTACCGCCGGTGATTGTACCGGTGCCAACTGTTATGTTGCCGGCTAAACTTAAACCACTGGCACTGCTGAATGTAGCTATAGCAGTAGGAGTTATAGAACTTGTAGCTGTTGTATAAACTACCACGTTGGTGGCACGGCTGGTATCTGTGAAGTTTTCTGCAGCCACAATGTCTACACGACCAGTTGAACTATTTCCAAACTGTAAGTTTCCGTTACTGAATCCACGTCCGGTAAACTGAGCAATGGTGTCGCCTGACTGTGTCTGTGTAGGACTGGCCGCTGTGCCTCTGGCTGCACGTCCAGTAAACGCCACGTATGCGCCTGTACCAAATGTGTCTTGAACAATACGAGTTTGTGTGGCATCTCCACCGGTAACGTGTATGTCTGTTCCCAGAGCCGTACTGTTACCAGTTACTGGATAACTTACAGGTTGTGATATTCCTACAATTACCAGTCTACTGTCAGGAGAAGTTATGCCACCTATACTTATGTTGCCACTTGTGCTGGTAATAATGTTACCGGTAGCACTAATAATACCACCGGTCAAGATGTTACCACCAGTAATGTTACCAGCCACACTGCTTGATGTTGTTGCGCCGGCCAACACAGTTTGTCCACCTGCTGGGTTGGTCATTACAATGGCTGTGGCGTTGGCACTGATCTGAGCATTGCCCAAGTAGATTGTGCTGTTGCTCAAGTATAAATCTTTCCAACGCTGTGTTGCGCTACCTAAGTTGTAAGTAACGTTGCTCAACGGTAAAATGTTAGCATTGGCAATCATGTCTGTTCTAGTAAACAGAGTCATGGCGTCATTGCTACCTACGTCAATGTTTACGTTGCCATTGACCACTGGTATTTGAACAGCACTGTTACCATTTTGAATCTGGTTAGTGGCCACGTTACCAAGAATAGTAGCATTACCTGTTACGTTCAAATCACCTACCACGTTGGCTGAACCAGTTATGGTAACAATGTTGGTAGTGTCACTGACTCCAACTGAAGCATTACCACTTACGTTTTGCAAACTCAACAAGGTTGTAGTTGTGGTCAATGCACGAACGTCAATCAAGTCGCCTGTGGCTGGAGCTTCTGTAAATGTCAATGTCACTCCGCTCACACTGTAAGCTGAACTTGGAATCTGCAACACACCGTTAATACTAACAATAGTTGAAGCTGTGGTTGAACTATTGGCCAAAGTAAATGCGGTGTTAGATCCATCACCATTGAACTGTTGATCAGTGATCACAGTAAAGATAGTAGAACCTACACCTTGCCACTGAGTATTGTTGTAGACTTCTAAACTGTTACTGGTGCTGTTGAAACGCAACATACCAGTGACGCCTGTACCAGGTCGCTGAGTTTGACTACCAGTTGGAAGCAAGATTGAAGTAGTAGAGTTAAATGCTACAAGGGCATTGGTAGTCTGTGTGCTTGATCCAAAGCTGGCTGAGTTTGTGGTTGCATTGACAAAGAACACGTTGGCACCAGTTCCACTTACACTGAAGTTTGTGTTGGCACCGGCACCGTTGACAGCAATAGTGCCGCCGGGATTGACCATGTTAACGCTGTTACCAGTCAATACAATGTTTCCGCCTTGAACGTTGCCACCGTTGATGTTGCCAGTTGCACTAATTAATCCACCTGTTAGGATGTTACCACCAGTGATGTTGGCAGTGGCACTAATCAAACCACCAGTTAAGACGTTGCCACCAGTGACGTTGCCACTAAGGCTGGCACTGGTTCCGGTGATCACACCACCCACTGTTGAGGCGGCAGTCACTGTGCCAGTTACACTAGCACTTGATCCAGTGATCACACCACCCACTGTTGAGGCGGCAGTCACTGTGCCAGTTACACTAGCACTTGATCCAGTGATCACACCACCCACTGTTGATGCAGCTGTTTGTGTGCCTGTTACACTGGTACTTGTTCCAGTGATCACTCCGCCGGCCACTGATGCTGCTGTTACACCGCCAGTTACTGATGCACTCGATCCAGTGATCACACCACCCACTGTTGAAGCGGCAGTCACTGTGCCAGTGACGCTTAAACTTGTACCAGTTGCAGCACCAATGTTAGGTGTTGTTAAATTAGCACCAGCTTTGACAATCACATTACCAGTGCCATCAAATGCTGTGGTACTGTTGTCAACTCTGACGCTGATTAATGTGTTGGCAATAGAAATACCATTGCCGGCATCATAAACTTGACTTTGACTGAACTGACTGAATTGAATGTTGCTGGTACCAAAGGTAATTGCGCCATTTGGTGCGCTGACAATCCAGGCTGAACCTTCGTTGATGTTACCACCTTGTACGAAGAAGTAGTCGTTTAGACTCAACTGTTCTGTGCTGTTTGGACCGTATTCGTCTGTGTCTGTGGTACGCACAATGTTTGTGGCATTGGCCCAGAAGTAAACACCGTTGAATACTGCATTGGCTTCGTCTTTGACCAAGATACGTGCATTTGCACTTTGAATGTTGGCACCGTCAACCAACAAGAACGTTCCTGTTGTGGTTAACTTAGCACCAACACCGTTGGCCGCACCGTTGGGTTGAGTATAGGTAATGGTACCACCTGTGGCCACAGCCATGGTAGTGGTTGAGGCTGCGTTGACTGCTTGGTGATATGCAATTTGTGTTGACACCAAGTTGTCGACATAGATCTTGCTGGCCGCATCGTTGTCTTGAACCGGTTGGTTTAAACCGTTGATGTATTTGCTGTTCAATACTATGTTACCACTTGGGTTAAGAGTTATGTTACCAGCACCAGTTGATACTGTAAGACCAGTTGTGCCAACCACGCTTGGAGTTGAAACCAGGCCTGAGGTGACTATGTTACCGCCAGTGACGTTGGCTGTGGCACTTACAATACCACCAGTTAGGACGTTGCCACCAGTGACGTTGGCAGTGGCACTTACCAAACCACCTGTTAGGATGTTACCGTGTGTGGCGTTGCCCGTGCTGCTCATAATGCCACCGGTTAGAATGTTGGCACCAGTTATGTTACCACCTGCACTGGCAGTTCCACCAGTGGCCAAATTACCACCTGTTACGGTAGCTGTAGCACTTACCAAGCCACCGGTTAGGATATTGCCACCAGTTACGTTACCGCTGGCACTCAATGTTGCAAGATTTATGCCACCACCAGTGGTACCGTCAGTTGCAGTAACAGACAATGTGTTAGGAGTACCAGGAGGCTGTTGTAACTGAACGTTGCCCATGTAAATGGTGTTGCCAGCCAAATACAAACTCTTCCATTGAGCAGTTGCACTACCCAAATTGTATATTACGTTGGCTGTAGGAATAATGTTGCCGGTTGCACTTACGTTTGCAGCAAAGATATCACCAGTTGCTGAAATCAATCCACCAGTTAAAAGGTTACCACCGGTGATGTTGGCAGTGGCAGATACTTGTCCTGCTGTGCGTAGGTTACCACCTGTGATGTTGGCTGTAGCGTTGACAGCGCCAATCAAGTTACCAACCAAACTTGTAGTACCTTCATGAGTGGTATTACCACTGTGCAAGTTGGCATAGGTGCTGAGTGTAAATGTTGTGTTGGAGACTGTGGTGCTACTGAGGGCTGTAACGAATTCTTTTTGGCTTTCTTTCCAGGCCAAAACAGCCGATTGTTGAGTACCGCGCAGACCGATGGTACCAATGTCCAGTGTAGGAGTACCAGTTGTTTGTCCGTCTGCCAGAGTGATCAACGGATCTTGAATTAAAGTGTTAACTGTGTCAACGCTGGTTGTATTACCTTGAACTGTCAAGTTACCTGTAATAGTAAAATCACTAGCATAGGTCAAATTGTTAGCAAGTCGAGTAGCAGTAATCGAGTACGGCTGTATTTTTGTACCAGCGTTGATACCAACTATGGTATTACCGCTTGCGGCGTCAGTTACTTGATTATTATTAATTCTAGTTACGGCCATTTTTCATCTCCAGTTGGCTTCTTCTTACCACACATTCACTGCATTTGCAGTGAAATTATAAACTTTTCCGGTGTTAAACATCGTTAAACACGGGGTATACTTTATTTACCACGGCCGTGAGAAAACGGTTCTCTGTGTCTATTATTCACTGTAGAGTTAATACGAGTCGAGAACTATGTGGGGGTTATAAATTGTAGAATAACAATTGGTTGAACTTTTATTTATCTCGTATCACAAGAATCTGACGTCTATAACATCGCCTGTTTGCGGTGCTTCTGTAAACACCAAATTGGTACTAGGACTAGGTGTCATAGCATAGGACTGATCAGGAATTTGCGTAATACCATTCAGCATGACCAGGGCCGCTGCGGTGGTTGTGCTACGATTTAGGGTAAATGAGGTAGCAGTTCCGTTGCCATTGAGTGTTTGATTAGTCACACCGGCAACTATAGTGTCCCATTCAGTACCATCATACACTTCTACTCGAGTGCTGTCTGTGTTGAATCTGATAGTGCCTGTGGTACCTGGGCTTGGACGTTGGACAGTATTGCCCACTGGAATAACCAGGCCAGTTGTGGTGTTTATGGTAACCAGGCCAGTTCCAGTAGGCTGTAATGTAATGGTTGAATTGGCCGACGTTGCTACAATTGTGGTATTGGCAATGGTTAAATTACCACTGGTAATGTTGCCTGTGGCACTGATCAAGCCACCTGTTAAGACATTGCCGCCAGTTACATTTGCAGAAGCACTGATGTTGCCAGGGGCACTCAAGTTACCGCTTGTGTCAAAGGTCCAAAGACTTACATTGTTTGAAACATCCACAGTCTGTATATACGCAGCCGTTTCATTTACATAAAATGCGTTCTTGCCGTCGCTGCTTACCAGATCAGCATTTTGTCCCAATGCAGGTGTGAGTATCAATGGTTGACCAGGCTGACTTGTAACAATTCCTTTGGTTACAATGTTGCCACCAGTTACATTTCCTGTAACGGTTGCTAACCCACCAGTAATTAAATTACCACCGGTTACATTGCCCGCTACTACAGCAGCTCCAGATACATTGACGTTGGCTATGTTGGCTGTGGCATTGACTGTGAGCAGATTGGCCGCAGTGCTGAATGTAAAATTAGCGTTGGCTCCAAATTGACTGTTGTTGTTGAACTGAATTTGGGTATTGGATCCTGCAGGCTCTTGCAAGTCCCATGGTGTGCCGTTGGCGTAGCACAGGTGATCTGTTAACACATTACCGCCGGCTATGTTGCCAATGGTACTGATGTTGCCTACTGTTACATTGCCTACAATGTTGGCAGTGTTGGCTCTAAGATTGTTGGCGCGAATGTTGCCGTTGACATCTAGTGCTACTGTAGGAGAGTTTGTGTTGATTCCAACATTGGCGTTGGCAATGGCTATATCAATGCCGTCTCTTTCGAGAACACCCGATAAGATTTGCCCTTTTACGTAGTTAACTGCCATAGATTATCCCTGTATAGGATATTTAGCCGATTAGCTAGAGGTATGAATTACATTAATTGGCACTGTGTTTGGTGGTGCCGATGTGAATGTAATGTCGTAACCACCATTGACTGTGTAACTTGTAGCTGGATCTTGATAGATTGATCCTACAAACACTATGATATTTTGTGTTGAACTTTCGTCTACGCTCATGGTAAACACTGTTTGCGTTCCGTTGCCAACAAAGTCATCTACTGTGTAACTGATACTGCCACCTGCACTGAGTGAGTTCCAAACTGTTCCATTGAAAAATTCTACCAGGCCCAGATCAGTATTGTATCTGATCATGCCAAATGTAGGATATTCTGGACGTGTTACCGAAGATCCTGTGGGCAAGACTACACCGGTGCTACCGCTTTGCAGTCGTCTATTTTTTACAAAAATTCCCATTAGACTGTGGTATAGCTGGTTACAATATTAAGATGACTATTAGAATTAGCCACTGCTTGTATACTGTCAGCGTTGCCTAACAATATTTTTTCAGCCGCACCGTAGAGTTGATAAGTTTCAAACCCTGTCATCTCTATATTGGTCAAGATTAAATTTTGACTATTGGCCGAAGCTCCTGCAGGCACAGCATACACGTTGGCTGTGACTGTGTTGGCTGTGTAGTTGTTTATTACCAATGAAGTAATAGCAGTATTGCCACCACTGACGTATGCGTTACTGACTGAATTGGTTACTAATACTGTTGTTATTGACATTGTTGTTCCTTAAAATATAATTGCAAATACGATAGCTTTGCTTTTGCTGACCAGCTCGTCGTTGGCAGAGGTTGACGTAAAATATAGACCAGTTCCGCCAGATCCGGTAACATTGCTGTATAAAGCCACAGCATTGGCCACATTGGCCGGAGTAGCTGTATTGCCCAAGACTTGATATCCCAACATGGTCAACTTGTTATTGCCGTAATCAAATGTCAAGTTGGCACTGGCTCCAAACACTCCGCTTTGATTGAACTGTATCTGTGTGTTGGCGCCGGCTACTGATCCTGCTCCGCCACTGGCTAAGTTTTGATAAGCAGCGATAGGTTGCCCGTTACCATACACACTGCTACTAATTTGCCAAGCATTTGCACTGATATCAAAGCGCAATCCTGCATACGCAACATTGGCAACTTTGGTTGCCACTAGTCCCATGTCTTGAACAGTGCCGGTGTTGTTGGCCGCTACAATAATAAATGCGTCATTAACAGCAATATCACTGACGTAGGTAATGTTACCAGCAACGTCCAAGTTACCGTCAATATAAATTGTGCCTTGTCCGCTGTCTACGGTAATGTACCAGTCACTGCTAATATTCTTATAGGTTGCCATTTACAGATCCTTTTTGTTATTTATGCGGTATACAACGGCAATTGTCATAAAAAAGCCCCACCGAAGCAGGGCTTTTTTGGATACTACGCGAATTACGAAGTGTAATTCTGAACTAGTGCCAAGGTAAGATCACCTGTGCCATTTGTCCAAGTTGCAATATCTGCACCAGATTTAGCAGTGGTTGAAACAGCTTCGCTAAATGTAAGGCCGCGTGTGTTACCAGCCGCAGTAACAATGTTGGCAGCACCTTCTGAAGCGGCCAACTGGAATGTTGTTGTTCCGTTGGTATTAACGATGTAATAAACTGTTGGATCAACATAACCGGTAATTGTAGCATTACCAGTGAATGTTCCGCTGACATTGATAATTTGACCGTTTGCAAAAGTTGTAGCGTCTGAAGTGAACCAACCTGCAGTATTAGCAACAGCTACGTTACCAAGTACGACAGCGGTGGTTTCACCAGCCACAAAGAAGTTAACAGCATAACGAGCAGGAGGAGTTGAATTATCCCAAATATACTTGTTAGTCAAACGAGTAGCATAAGTTTGGCCGCCATTGGCAGTAAATATCATATTCATTTCGCCGCTGTTGATTGTGGTGTTGGCAATCAATTGACATTGACCTGCATCGCTAGCAGTACCTGTTCCAGAACCTGCACCAGTGGCTGTAAACACAGCGCCAACTGCTGGTGTAATAGGACCGCCGATTGCTGTCCAATCGGTATCGCCTAATGACAAAATTTGATAGCTGTAGCCGGGTGTGAAGCTTCCTGCATTGACACTGTTTTCGCCGGATACCAAATACTTTGTGGTACCTTTTTGTGTGATAATGTAGGCTGCACCTTGTTGACCGTTGACGTTGGCTGTAATTTTAACTACTGGATAATCAGCAGTAGCAATGCTAGTATTAGCACCACCAACTACACCCAAGAATTCTGTGCTGGTCATTCCAACTGGAATAACTGCTGTGCCTGGATCTAAGTTACCAAAGTCATTGAAACCAATGTCAATGGTGGTAGATTTTTTAATTTTAAGTGGACGACCCATTTTGTTTTCTCCTTAAAGAAGTCCTATGTGGGTTCTAGCCCACTACGCAGGGGGTTAAAGCCTGCATAAAACGCATGATTACGTTGACAAGTATTTATGGCCAATATATATTTTACAGGTGTTGCTGTAGAGCATTAAATATGATCATGGATATAGAACATTTAATAGCGCAAGGCAACACTGCCAGAGAAGAAAACAACCCCGAGCTGGCATTAAAATGCTATGCTCAGGCTCTGACTGAAGATCGAAATTCGGCATCAGCATTCAACAACTACGGAAACGTATTAAGAGAATCAGGCGATCCTTTGGGTGCTATTCCGTTCCTGCAACGGAGTATACAGTTGGCACCTGAACACCCAACAGCACAATTCAATTTGGCTGTGGCCTATCTATTAGCCGGCGATTATGCTCGCGGATGGCCACAATACGAAACACGCTGGAATTACGAACACCTAGCAGGTGCGTTGCCAAACTACTCACAGCCTAGATGGACCGGTCAAGACATCCGAGACAAAACTGTTTTGGTAATAGGTGAGCAAGGACACGGCGATAACATACAATTTATTCGATTCATTGGCGACATTATTGATCGTGGTGCCCGGGTAATATTGACATTGAATTCAAGTCTGCGTCCGTTGATTCTCAGCCCTTCAATTCCTACAATTTTAGTCGACGGTGATCCACTGCCTGAATTTGACTACTGGATTCCAATTATGAGTATTCCCGGAGTAATTGGGTCAACAGTTGAAAATATTGCCAGTGTGCAATTCTATCTGACTGCGGATACTCCATTACAAAAAGAATGGCAAACCGTATTGGGTCCTAAAAATCGCTTGCGTATAGGATTTTGTTGGTCAGGACGTAGAGACACTTGGATCAATCGTCACAAAGGCATGCCGTTTGAAACCATGCTGGAACTAATCAAACGCAATCCTAATTACGAGTGGGTCAACTTACAGTGTGACTGCACCGCAGAAGAAGAAGCTGAACTGGTAGCCAACGGTGTCAAGGCTTATCCGGGTGCTATAAAGAATTTTGCTGACTCAGCTGCGTTGCTTATGCACATGGATGTGGTGCTTAGTGTAGATACTGCTGTGGCCCATTTGGCCGGAGCACTAGGTCGACCTGTATGGGTTATGCTGAGTCAATATGCCCTGGATTGGCGCTGGTTGCTTAATCGTGACTCAAGCCCGTGGTATTCAACTGCTAGGTTGTTCCGTCAACCTACTATGGGCGATTGGTCAAGTGTGACTGACAAGATACACAAATTTCTAAGCTGGTACAAGATTTAATTGTTATCCATATGGGCGTGTAGCCGGCTTATAGTTAGCAAATACACGGTCAATTACAGGTTGTTCAATTCCGTATTTGGCCAACACAGATTTTGTGACCTCCAGACTACGGAGATCAGGTAATCTTCGATTGTGTTTCCAAATAATACAGGTTGTGTCCTGATCAAATTGTTCAGCTTGCTGTAACATGCCTTCATAAGTTTGATCTGCCCACCCGCCACTGATAAGGAATGGCATTTTTTTAGGATTACGTTGCCATGGTATTCCACTTTCATCATCTGTCCAGGCATAAACATAGTATGCTATCCATTCGGTAGTAAACGGAAAACTTTTCCAAGTAGTGTAGCTGTTGAATTTGTTATTTAGATAATCCCAAAATTTACTTAGATGATTAACATTCCAGATCCAAGGGGTAAGGTTACTGAGATTGGGTAAATGATCTACATTTTTATCAACCAACTGTCTTACATCTGGTTCTAAATCAACCAGTTTACCGGGTAAGTAGTAAGTTATTCGATATCGGTTGTTGGGTTTGAAAGTAGAAAGATCACAAGGTTTTAAAATAAAATCTTTGCTGTCGAACACAACAACATCGTCGGCACCAGAATTAACGCTGTAAACTACTTTGTTAATTTGTTGTTCGTGCCAGCCAATTTCAGTAGGATATGCAGTAGGTTTAATTTCAATAGTCCACTCACTGGAAAATACACAATCAACAATGTCTTGCACACGTTGATCATTGGTATTTTTTCCAATGACCACAATTAGATTTTTTTGCCCTTGCCAATTTTTTGTCAAGCAATAACAAAACATTTCAAACTGTGCTAGATCGTCTTCAAAAGTAACTACCAATAATTTATGTGTCATGCATATATTTAAGTGGCTAAAATTACACCAACAAAAAAGGGCCTTGCGGCCCTTTTTGTCCTTCCCATCCCTGGGTCGATAAACAAACAATCTCTGATTAGGAGAATGACAAGTTTTGAACTGCGATCTCGCCAACGTAGTCAGCTGCGTTACCGAAGCTGGATGCTGTGTTGGTCAACTCAACGAAACCATAACGTGTCATAAATGATACGACTGGTTCAAAAGTTGATGGATCTAAAACAACGCCACTGCTCATCAACGGAATGTATGGGCAATAGAACGCTGCGGCATCAGCTTCGCTTGTGCCCTTATAACCGACCAATACAGAAGCTGTATCAGAAGCATAAGAGTTAACAAACACACGCATTGCACCGTTCAATGTACCAACAAACTTGGTGTTTGTAGGTGCTTCGAATGTGCCTTCTGTAGTGCGAGCGAAAGCAGAAGTTGTTGCAGATTGCAACACTGTCAAACTTGCTGGAGATACAACTGCCCAGTTACCAGCGCCACGACGTGTGCGCTGAGCGATCAAGTTAGCAACGCGGTTGATCAACACTGCCAAAGCGGCATGCTCATCACCAACGAATGTTGCTGTACCAGATACAGTAGCTTGGTTGTATGTATACTCAGTAGCTGCCAATGTAGACAAGCTCAAGAGAATCTCTTGGTCAATCTCAGCTGTGATCTCTTGTGCAAGAGCAGCCATGATTTCAGCTTCTACATCGATACCGTGCATGGCTTGTGCATCTTGGGCAGATTCAAATGTCCAACGAGCTTGTAACTTGCGTGTCTTAGCTTCAACAGCTTGTTTCAAGATCTGAACGGAAATTTGCTTACCGCCTGTGCCTTCCATCGTTGCTGTGTTGTTACCTGTGTAACCAGTAGCTGTTGTAGTAGCTTGTGGCACTGTAGAGTAAGCAGTAGCAATTGTGAAAGGACTCAAAGCTTCTTGACCAGCTTGGACGCTTGTGGCGGCTGCTGAGTTGTCAGTTAAACTTTGTGCATAGCGAACACGTAATGTGTGGATTTGACCTACAGGTCCTGTCATTGGCTGAACACCAACTAACTCGTTAGCAATAACAGTTGGCATAACACGACGAATAACTGGCAGAATCACACGGTTTAATGTAGCGATGTTACCACTTACTGTAGAACCAGAAGATGCGTTCTCACGCAAATACTTCTTGGTATTTTCAAGGATTACGCTCATAGACGAACGCTTGGAACCAGAAAGGCCTTCCAAGAGTGCGTCTTTAGTTTCGTCCCAACGACCTTCTAATAATTCTTGTGACATTTAAGTCTCCTTTTATTATATCTTAAATTACAGCCCTGCCAAACGCTTTAGATCGATCACATTGCTGGTATTGTCAGCTACTTGATCTGCATCTGGACTGCGGGCAGATTTATCGCCAGTGGCTTCAGACAATGATTCTGTGATTACTTTTTTGGCTTTCACTGAACGATCTTCTAAAACTGCTGGTAGATACTTTTCAAAAGCATTCGACAAGCGACTTGTCTGGACACTTTCAAGCAAATTACGCATCACTTCTTGTTTTTCCTTGTTCAAAGGAGCAAGCAATTCCTCTAAGGCAGCTTCACGCTGATTAGATTCTTTAAGGATACGCATTTCGCGTTCTTTGGATTCGACCAGAACTTTTGCTTTCTGAGCGAATTTGATGGCTTCAGCTAGTTTAGAATCTTTGGCAGCGATTGTGTCATGCAGTTTACGAACTTCTTGCTTCTCATTTAAATGAGTTGCACCAAATTCACTTGCATACGCTTCAAAAATACGACGACCAAAATTGTTCTCACGAGCAACTTTGATGTCTTCTTTCAACTGACTGAGTTCACCCTTTAGATGTTGACTAACAGCACTGGACATCTTCTTGGCACTTTCTGTAACGAAACGTGATTTGAGTGTTTCCAATTGTTTGCGAGCTTCACGCACCAAACGAACTTTTGTGTTGACCACATCTTGTTTGTCTGTTGCAAATTCTTGAATCTCACGTGCAAGAGCATGAACCACAAATTGTTCCAACTTCTGAACACCTTCTGTGTGCATCTTGCGGTCTTTACGCAGTTCGCCAATTTCTTCAGCAAGTTTTGTCACCATAAAGTTGTTGAACTTTGTAGCCGACTCTTTCATCTTGCCTTGAAATTTAACGCGATCTTCAGCGAGTGCTTGCTTTTCAGCTTTTACTTGCTCAAGTTCTGCGGTTAAACCATCTGTTATCATACGATCCAGGGCTTCCACCATCACTTGTTTATCATGTTCATAGCGTTGTGCAAACTCTTCGCGGAGTTCTGCACGTACCTGTTCACGAGCTTCGTTCAACTTGGCTTCCCATGCTTCTGAGATCTGCTGTTGAGCTTCTTCGTTGATAAGGTCGCTATCTAGTAACGGTTTAATAGCATCTAGCATATTATTTCCCTTCAATCTTGAGACCACGTATCAGACGCATTACTTCTTCTTTAACGTATCTCTGTGCTTTGCCGCTCTTAGCTGGGTCTTTGAACATATCCAACAATTTTTGTCCGCCTTTGTGATTCAAAAGGCCTTCATAAATTGCTGTAGGATATGCATTTGGAGCACTCGGCTGAGCAACCACATCTACAGTAACAATTTCAAAGTCACTGACATGTCCGGTTCTGTCGTCGACATTTCCTGATCCACGACTACTAACCCCTAGTTTTACACCGTTAGTCAACATGGTTTCTACCAGTTTGCCCATCGGTGTAGGTAATATTTTTAACGTGCCCATCCCAGCTGGACCATCCATCCACATTTTTTCAATCATGTGACTTACACGATCCAAATTAATTTTCAAGTCATCTGGGTGATCAACTTCACCTAGAACTGAATGGCCTGTTTTAATTTGTTCGTTAATGGTGTCAACTGCCTTGGCAATTTCATTTACTGGATATACTCGTTCGTTGGCGTTACGGACGCCACCTTCAATGCAAACACCTTTTAACTTCAGGGTTTTGCCGGAGCCATCGTGGGCTTCCTCAGACAGGATTTCAAGACCTGCCTGAGTGAAGCTTAGATGTTCTTTTAGATATCGAGCCATATCTCTGGATTACGCTTTACCAACTGGTGATTTTGTATTAACACCACTTGCTTGAGCTGTAGTAGGCTTTGGAGCTGCACTTAATTTGGAATTAGCACCACCTTTGCCTGGTACATTTTTAAACTGGCCTGCTTGTGGCAAATCGCCAGTTTTTGGAGCTGAACGGCCTTGTGCTGTATCGCCAGTCATTTTAACTGGACTTGCAGCCATGCCCTTTGCACCACTGTTAAAAGCAACTACGCTTTTATTGTTAGCACCGTCGTCGCCATGCTTGGGAGCAGGAACTTTGTCTAACGTTACATTTTCCATCATGCCCATGGTGTTTTCGTCCATGTCAAACTCTGATGTGTCTGTGTCGTCCATCTCTAAAGCATCGCCGCCGTCGATATCAGAAACACTGTCGCCACCTTCGCTGCCCATGATAGCTTCAAATTCTGCCATGAGTTCGTCTAATTTGTCTTCCAAATCAACCACGCGATCTTCGATGTCGCCTTCGCCTTCATCGTGATCCATTTCCATGTCATGTGTTAGATCTTCGCCGTCTTCTTCAGCTTCGTCGTCAAATTCAGCATCTGAATCATCTTCCTGCATGCCTTGTTCTTCAGCTTCGATGTCGTCGATCAAGTCATCACTGGCATCTCCGCCAATGGATTCGTCCATTTCTTCTGCATCGGCTTCTAACTCTTCGTCGGAACCGTCTTCGTCTAACTCTTCTTCCTCGTTCATCAAATTTTCATAGATTTCACGGGATTTTTCTACCACAATGTCGTGGAATAGTTCTTTGGCTTTCGCCTCTTCATCATTGATCACGTATTCGATCAACTGTTCAAATTTATTAGTCATATTTTCCTCCAATGGTTATGGCTCGTTAGATATTTACATCTAACTTATAATATTGGTAGTTTTGAGGCGGAAAAGTGGGTATATTTGACTATTATGTTACAGCTAATTATAGTCCAGGAGCAGCCGGAGGAGGTGCGTATTGTTTCTTAACGTGTTTGAGTTTTTCTTTATACTCGTAACTACGCACATCCTGCATCTGACGCAGCTTGTTGAGCTGGCGCAAAGTCAGACGAGTTTTGCGAAGATTGCCCAGTTGTGGTTGACTGTTATCTTGACTAATGTCTTGATAAGCTTCAGGGCTTTTTTTGTATATTTCGTTGAGAATCATACTAGTATTTATACACCAGGCACTCCGCCAGCGGTTGGTGGCGGTGCGCCGGCAGTACCAGCAGTTCCAGGCGCTGTAGTCGGTGCCCCGGGCATACCACCTTCTGGGCCTCCTGGAGCATTTGCACCGGTTAATTCTTCACCGGTAGCAATATCACTTTCCAGTCCAGCTGGTGTAATACCGATTGAACGTAGGTCTTGCCCTTGTGTAGTTTCTAATTCTGGCTGATCGCGCTCTTCTTTCCAGAGTGTTTCGTTTTCTACAAGTTCTTCTTCGGTTAAGCCCAAATAACGTTTCATCAAAAAACGCTTGCTCATGTAGGGCAACGGTTCAATTGCAGCAAATGATGAAATACGACTGGTGTCTAATTCGCTTTGACGATAACTGGCAAAGTTTTGTGGCTCACACAAGCTAATACTAAACAAGCCTGCGTCAATGTTAAAACCTCTCCAATGCAGGAACATTTTGAATTCGTCATCTAATTTCTGCATAATCAGGCGTTGCAGGCGCATACAATACTGGTTAAATCGATATTCTTGGATCAAGGCTGTACCCACTTTACCGTCATTCATGGCACGATCCGAATCATCTGGACCTGTGGGCAGATAGCTACTAGGCACACGCAAACCACGTGCCATTTTGTTATTAAAGTATTTTAAGTCGTCAATTTCGCCAAGATTAGCACCGCCGGGCAGGGTAGTTACATCCGATCCGCGGCTGTCTGCTGACACCGGAAAAAAGTAATCTTCGTTAATACTAAGCGGATTGTAACTGGCATCCATCATGTTGGCTCCACCACCGGTGTTGGTAGGAATTCTACGCTGATGCATTTCGTTTTTGACCCGTTCCACAAACTGCATGGCCATATGACTTGGCATGTTGCCCACGTCAATCTTGAAAATTCTACGCTCTGGAGCACGTTGCACACGATAAATCAGCACTGAATCTTCTAGCAATTCTTTTTGTTTGAACACTTTGAAAATGTTTTCCAGTATACTTTGTCCAAATGGCCAAAAGTAATCTAAACCTTCGTTTAGACTCAAATGCACCACGTGACGAGCATCAATACAAGTTTCGTTCATGGCCTGAGTAAAACGGCTGTTGCCTACACCGCCATTACCTGTGCCACCGCCTGCTCCGCCACCGCCAGGACTGCTATAATTGTTGGTGTTGGTACCGCCGCCCAATGCACGGCTCACATAGTAATCACTTGTAGTCTTTTGAGCCACACTCATGTTTTGGAAGTTAGGATTGATGTCACGAATAATATACTGCTCGGGTCGCTTGCCTTCACTTTCGTTGACAATAACACGAGCCACTTTGACCATGTCAACCCACATCATTTCAAATGTTTCTGGGTCGCGCACAAACACCTGATCGCCGTACTTGATAGTGTTACGGAATAATTTAAACACCCGTTGATCAAGTTTGTTTAGTTTGGTCCACTGTTGCAACTGTTTTTTAATAATTTCCACTTCGTGATCAGTGGGCTTGTCTGTGAAATTGATGTCAAATGGAGTTTTATTGTCTTCGTTAACCTGTGTGCTAAATTCTGCAATAATGTCCAAACAGGCGTTGACTTCTGAATCACAGTCCATGTTCTCATACTGATTATAGCGTTCAATACGATTGGGATGTCCTGAATATACTTCGGGCAATCGGCTAGCATAGTTACGAAACGCAAAGTCGTTGGGTGTGCCACCTGTGCTGTAGTCGCCGCCTGTTTGTCTAGGATATCCGTCTAGTCCAAATTGATTTTGACCTGAAATCGGGCTCAGTTGGCCGCCCGTGTTTGCTACTTTGAAATATTTTTTCCAACCGGGTTTACGAGTATTTTGATTGTCTGCCATGGTTGTATATTTACCGTTAACCTTGTGCGTAGTGTAACATTTTACCGCTGGCGTCGGCAGTATTTCTGGTTGCCGCTTTGATTCTATTTTGAACATCTACGTGACCTTGTAGCAAAGAGACAATGCGTTTGTTCGAGTTAGACATCTTTTCAAACATTTGCACAAAATTTCCACTGTTGTTATCAAGTGGGATCACTGCTTCGTCGCCGTGTAATACAGCAGGATATCCAGAATTTGGACCAGAAAGCATGCCACCTACTTCGGCAGTAGGCGCACCGTTCCTTAATAAATTTACCACTTCAGGAGCACGGCCGCCTACTTGACCATACCACTTGCTGCCTTCTAAGTTTGCGGCTGCGGCTGCCACATCTTGTGATGCCAATTGCTTTTTCAACATGGGCCATTTGTCAATCCAACTTGCACCCATGTTGAATGTCAGATCAGTCAACGCACCTTGTCCTTTGGTGTTCAACTTGTCAAAGCTAGGTATACGCTGTGCCGCAAGTCTATGACTGGCATAATCCTCGTCAAACATTTTCATTATTTCATCGTTGGAAAATTCTCTGTTCCATTCTTTGGGTAAAGATTTACCGTCACCAATCAAATGTCCTACACCCACTGTCCACAACCCCAAGCTGTCTCGATAAGGTCTATTGCGTATGCCTTCGTGACGGATGATCATTTTTTTAATGTCATCTTCACTCATTCCGCCTGTTGATGCTTGTTGCATTGCGGGCGGAGCTCCAGGACTGCCACCAGCTCTGCTTTGAGACTGTCCGTCAGTACCTGATGTAGGCCTTGCGCCCAATCCACCTACACCACCAGATGAAGCACCTGGAATTAAACGGCTAACACGTTCTACTAGATCTGTGGTCCATTTGGCAAATTTAGTTGATGCCGGTACCATCATTTGAACAAAATCATCGCTGGCCTGTGCGGTCTTAAGCATGTTCTCAGCAATTTTGGCCTGGCTCTTAGTGGTACTGTCAACTCCTGCAATTTGATTTTTTTGTTCAGTTACAACCGTTTTGGTATCCGTAACAATAGTTGCAACACCTTGTTTGAATTCTGTCATGGATTTTAAACTTGGACCAAAACTTACACCAACCTGGGCAAGGCCTTTGTTGATCTCCATCATTCCAGGAGTGATACTGTCGGCCACTCCTTTCATTGATTCTGCCGCTGTTCCACCACTTTTAAAGAATTCTTTGCTAAAATACTTCATGCTTTCACCGCCAGTGGCTGTCAAAACATCAGTAGAACCTGTTATTGCTCCATTGAAGTTGGCGGCAAATTCAGCAGCCATTTTTGGCCCGCCTTTAGCTAGTGCCAAGTTGTATGCCTGGAATGCTTGCTCTCTGGCTTTTTCGTCCAGGTCCTGAAGTCCAGCATAAAATGTTTCAATCTGCATGGCCTGTTCACGAGCATCTTCTTGCTCCTTACGAGTCATGCCAGTCATCTTGGTTATTGCATCAAGTTCCTTGAGGTAAGCCACAGTACCATCAGTTAATTCTTTGTCAGTCTTTCCTCGCAGTCGTCCTAGTGCACCTTCTTGGGCTATGTATCCAGAAAGTCCAGCATTCATGTCATCAACTGTGAATCCCATCCTTCTAAACTTTTCTCGGTCCTCCGCAAATCCAGCAGCCGCACGTCCCATAACTCGACTGCCTTCAAGAGCACTACCATAGAACTTGCCCAGGGTTTTACTATTGCTAGAAAGAACATTGTTTAGTTGTCCTAATTGATCAGTCGTATAACCAAACTCGCGCATTTTTTCATAAACTTCGTCCATGGCCCTGCCGCCGGCCATGCCAGACTGACTTAGCTGTTTGTAAGAATCAAATAATTGATTGCTTTGTTTTAAAGCCGCAGTATTGAGTGCCGCAAGAGCTTTGGTCATTTCTCCTATGACTCTGCCAGCAGGACCAAATTTGGCTGTGTATGAAGCAACTACATCAGCACCACCTTCAACTGTTTTACTCAAGGCCGCAGTTGCATCTTGCCCTTTGATCATGGTTGCGGCCAGGTCTTTGGAATTGGTACCTAATTGTGATATACTTTGTTTTAAGGCTGCAGTATAGCCTCGCATGCCGGCTGCATAGTCTTTTCGGGCTTCTTGTAGTTGTTTGGCAGAGATATAGCCAGCTTCATACATTTCTGTTTGTTTAGCTATCCATTTATCTAGCTCTTCAAGAGAGTCAAAATCTGCCATAATTATCCTTGTGCGTAGTGTAACATTTTGCCACTACTGTCAGCGGTATTTTTAGTTGCTGCCGCGATACTTTCCTGAAGTTCCAGTGTTTCTTCCAATAACTGAACCATCTGTTCATTTGCTTCGGCCATTTCTTCAAACAGTTTAACAAAATTTCCACTGTTGTTATTCATTGGTACCACTGCGCCTTCACCCTGTAGCGTGGCAGCATAGCCACCATTGGGTCCAGAAAATATACCACCTTTTTCAGCGGAAATTTTTGATTGGATATGAACCGGATCTGGTTTGCTCCAGCCAGCGTTGCCTCCCCATACAAGCCCGTATTTTTCTAAATCAACTTTTCTAGCAATGTCTGCCGCTTGCATTCCGGCGTCTATTGCAAATCCTTTACCGTGAGAATTGCCAATGCCGCCCAGCGATACTGGCAGTGCTGGAGTAGTCACACCGTCATATGTTGCAATTGCTCCAGGATCTTTGGCAGTTTTTACCCCCGGCGGCTGGCCCTTTAACCATCGTTTATACAGAGCCAGCTGTTCTTCATCACTACGGTATCCACTTTCTAGGTTTAGTTTTGATCCGCCTAGAGATATGTATTCTTTAATTGTGGCGAGCATAGCCTGTTGGAATTTAGGATTTAAGCTATCCCAATTATCTCTAGATCCCGAACCACTTTTGAAATTTATTAAACTATCAAGATCGTTGCCGGCTGATAATGACCTAGTTCCACCGCCCGCTCCGCCCGCTCCGCCACCACCCATGGAGGTAGATGCTCCGCGATTACTGCCACTGCCATCACTGCCTGACGGTGCGGCTCCACCTCCGCCACCACCGCCACCACTTGCTGGAGCAGCCGATGGTGCGGCTGCTCCTCCACCGCCGCTACGTGCTCCTCCACCACTACCACCACCAGAAGGTGCAGTTCCTCCAGAAGGTGCAGTTCCACCACCGCCTGTATCTCTTGCTCCTACTCCAAATATCCCGCCTGACGAAGCTCCCGGAAGCGCACGGCTAGCCCACTCGGTTACATCTGTAGCAAATTTGTGCATCTTTGTTGATACCGGCACCATCATCTGAGTAAAGTCAGCTGTTCGTTGTCCTGTTTTAAGTTGATTCTCGGCAATCTTGGCTTGACTTGCAGTGGCACTGTCAACACCTGCAAGTTGATCTTTTTGTTCTTTGGCCACTGTTTTTACATCAGTAGAAATGGTTTTAACACCTTCAGTAAATTCTGTTAACGATCTTAAGTTTGGACCAAATGTGCCACCAATTTGATTTAGCCCTTTGGTTACTTCCATTACTGCAGGATCAATTGACTTGGCTACTCCCTTCATTGCCTCTTCAGCAGTTCCTCCACTCTTGAAAAACTCCTTGCTGAAATACTTCATGCTTTCACCACCGGTAGCCAGCATAACATCACTGGAGCCGGTTATCACTCCGTTGAAGTTGGCAGCAAACTCAGCGGCCATTTTAGGGCCGCCTTTAGTCAATGCTATATTATAGGCCTTCATGGCCTGCTCTCTCTGTTTGTCGTCTAGGTCTTGAAGTCCGGCGTAGAATGTTTCTATGTTTAATGCCTGCTCGCGAACATCTTGTTGTTCTTGACGAGTCATACCGGTCAGCTTGGTTATCTGATCAAGTTCTTTGAGATAAGCAATTGTGCCGTTGGTTAGGTCCTTGTCTGTTTTTCCACGTAATTTTCCTAGTGCACCTTCTTGGGCCATGTAACCGGCCATGGCATCATTAAGATCATCAACCGAAAGACCCATTGCTCTTAATGATTCACGTTGCTCCGCAAATCCAGCAGAAGCTTTGCCCATGACACGGCTGCCTTCAAGAGCACTGCCGTAGAACTTGCCTAGTGTTTTACTATTTTCACTGAGAACTCGATTTAAGTTGCCTAATTGGTCTGGAGTGTAACCAAACTCGCGCATCTTTTCATACACTTCGTCCATGGCTTTACCACCAACTACACCAACTTGACTCAGTTTCTGATATTGTTCAAATAGATCTTTACTTTGTTTCAACGCGGCAGTATTGAGTGCTGCCATGCCTTTGGTCAACATACCCAGGGCTTTGCCTGCAGGTCCAAATTTGGCTGTGTATGATGCAACTACATCGGCACCGGCTTCAACTGTTTTGCCAAAAGCCGCACTGGATTCTTGCCCTTTGAGCATGGTTGCCGCAGTATCCTTGGAGCTCTTGCCCAGCTGACTTATGCTTTGTTTTAGAGCCGCAGTATAGCCTCGCATGCCGGCTGCATGGTCCATTTCTGCTTCATGTAGCTGTTTGGCAGAAATGTAGCCGGCTTCGTACATCTCACGTTGTTTGCCTAGCCAGTCATCTAATTCTTTGAGGGAGTCTTCAGTTGCCATAATTATATTTAGCGAGGGCATTTTATGACATTAAACAACCCATTAAAACAGTATTTTAGACAGCCGTCAATTTATATACGGCTACCCAGCAAAGGTAATTTTTATCCCCCGGGCACTTTGGATATGCCGCCCAACGGAGAAATTCCTGTGCTACCCATGACTGCTGTAGACGAGATCAGTTATCGAACTCCAGATGCGCTGTTCAACGGAGCAGCCATGGTTGACGTAATACAAAGCTGTGTGCCAAATATTAAAAACGCCTGGGCTATCCCAGCTGTAGACGTAGACACCATTTTGGTCGGTATTCGATTGGCCAGTCACGGACACGATTTAGATTCCGGCAGCCAATGTCCTGAATGCAAACACGATCACGAGTTTACAATCGATTTACGAGTATTGCTCGACGGTATTCAAGCACCCGATTACAATAACAGTGTGCGGCACGGTGATTTAGAATTTTTCTTTCGCCCTATGACTTACCAAGATCTCAATGCCAATAATCAATTACAGTTTGAGCAACAAAAAATAATGGCCATGATCCCAGATGCAGAAACTCCAGAAACAGACAAGATAAAAAATATCAACGATGCGCTAAAACGGTTAACCACAATCACTGTGCAAGCTCTGTGCCAAAGTATTGCCGCAGTCAAAACACCACAGGCTGTGGTCACTGAACCAGAATTTATTCTAGAGTTAATGAACAACTGTGATCGTAAAATATTCACCAGCGTTCGAGACCACATTATTGATCTTAAAAATCAAGCTGAATTACAACCTGTAGCTCTTAAATGTCCAGAATGTCAACATGATTATAAACAAAATGTAACCCTGGACATGACAAGTTTTTTCGAATCCGCCTCCTAGCCTTAAACTCTGACCAGATCGCTGAGATGCTGGAGCAGATGGACAAAGAAGTAAGTAATATCCGGCAGGAGGCGTTGCGACTATCATGGTACATGCGAGGCGGATTGACCTATGATCAAGCCATGACACTGAGCCTGGAAGAACGCAATCTAATTAACGATTTGATCAAGGAACACTTAGAAACTACCAAGAAAAGCGGATTGCCTTTCTTTTAAATTATGCTATTTAAATTAGACGATGTAAAAGCCGATATAGAAAAATGGATTGCAGACTTTGTAGAAGTTCCGCATCCAAGTCTCGGTGGCTGGGCTCCTTGCCCGTATGCTAGAAAGGCTCGATTGGATCGTGATTTTGATGTTAGGCTGGGTTTGGCACCTATGCACGATTTAATTCAGATCAGTCGCAAAGGCCTAGAAGGCAAGAGTGTGGTTATTTTTGCATACGACCCCAAAGACACATTGTATTCAGAGTTAAGTTATGCTGTTGATGTTTGCAATCGAGAATTTTTATTGCCAAACAACCTGTTATCATTGGAAGATCATCCAGACGATCCCGAAGTGGTCAACGGTGTAGTCATGAACAATGGAACCTATGCCCTGGCATTGGTGCAAAGTCTCAGCGATCTAAATGAAAAAGCCCAACTCGTTGCTCGGAAGGGCTTTTATGACACATGGCCTGAAGATTATTTACAAGCTCTATTTAAACATCGTATAGATCCGCGAGAATCTTAATTTTACTATCGCGCTTGCACAACCAACGATACCGGTCCACGTCAGCACTCCATTCTGATCCAGTCCACCACTCAAACCCCTGTATGTCTGCTTTATACACACTGCTTCTTTCGTAGCCAGGGCCAAGATAAACATAGTTGTAGCCTTCTCGCTTGGCCCATGCAATTTCGTGTTCTAAACTTCTACTGCCCAATCTAGTTGCGGGCTCGCTGTAATCCCAAACAAACAAACAAGTTTCAACTGCTTGATCAGTGTAGTGTCTTAGTTTGGCCCAAGCTACCATTAGGTCATTTTGCCAGTAGCCCATAAATCGATCTGATTCTAATCGTTGTCCTATTTCAAAATACTTTTTAAATTTTTTATAATAGCAATAAGATGTGTAGATGTGATCCATTTCATTGAACTGTGCCGGCGTTGGGTTTAAAATCAAATTGGCATCAGCTAACAATTCGTAATCAGTCACTGCTGTGTTGACTCTGGTACTACGACTTTGATACCAGCGTGATTGTCCGTTTTCTACTGTTTGCAAAAATCCCATCTCAAGAGCAGTGTTGTATTCTTCTGCAGCAACATCCACTAGCTCACAACCAAAGTGAAAGAACTCGCCCTGCTCCTGGTGGCCAAAATTATGATCAAACTGTATTTTCATATAATTATGTATGTAGATTATAACTCAAGGAAAAAATTATGGCAGACTTATAC